TCGGTATTCAACGCAAGGATGGAGAGATAAGCGAATACTGGCAAGAATATCTTACCGTAGCGAGGTCTCGCGGATATAAGTTGCTGGCGTGGAACGTATGGGATAGGTCGGGGACGGGTTGCGGCTCAATCGCTAACGCGTGTTCAATGTTCCAGACGGAGCATGAGTGGGTATTCGTTTTAGGGAAACAAAGCAAAGCTATCAACAAGACCGTCCCCAATAAGCACGCCGGAGAATATAGACATTGGACTACTCGTCAGAAGGACGGAACGCTTGTTCCAGATAGCGGAGTTGTCCAAGCATATCGACGGCTCGGGAGCGTGTTCCACAGCAAAACAGCGAATCTGGAATCCCGCGTCGTCGGACATCCAGCGATGTTTCCTGTTGCGTTTCCCGAGGAGTATTGCCTTGCCATGACAGACGATGGCGGCTCCGTCCTCGACCCCTTCCTCGGCTCCGGCACGACGCTCATCGCCGCCGAGAAGACGGGGCGCGTCTGCTACGGGCTGGAGATAGTCCCCAAATATTGCGACGTCATCATCAAGCGTTACGCCGAGTACACGAAGACCGACGAAAAAATAATCAGAAAGACCCGTGAAAAAGCAAAATAAATCCAAGCGCAAAAATAAGCCGGGCGCTGGCCGGCCGCCAGTTGTACTCGACGAAGAGCGGATCGGCCGACTTGCCTTCGCCGGCTGCAAGAATAGCGAGATCGCCCACATTCTCGGATGCGACGACGAAACCCTGAAGAACAATTATTCGCCGATTTTGGACAAAAAGAGAGCCGAACGAAAAGCCGCCCTCCGTGCCCAGCAAACCGAACGAGCGCTCAAGGGCGATATCCCGATGCTGATCTTCCTCGGGAAAAATGAGCTTGAACAGACGGATAGGCAAACCCAGGAGATCCCCGGCGTCGAGGCCGCGCTCTACGAAATCTCCGAGAAGTTCCTTCCCAAAGTAGTCAATCGAGGCCATGTCAAAAAATGAAGCGCTTGACGCTCGCCCTTTCAGCCCTGCTGGTCATGGGGGCCGCTATGTCTGATGCCGCCGCGGCTCCCAGAACCAACCTGAACCGGGTCCTCAATTCCACGCCCAAGCATCTCGAAATCTTCAACTCGGCCGATCCCGAGCTCCTGGTCTATGGCGGCGCCGGTGCCGGGAAGTCCTACACCATTGCCGACAAGCTCTTCCTTCAGGGGATTTTGAACCCCGGAGAACGTCAAAAGATCGTCGTCGTCCGGAAGACCCTGGCCAGCCTCCGCAAGTCAACGCTGGACATCATCGAGCGGAGGGCCGAAACGCTTCATCGGCCGTTCCTCCTCGACCGTAGCAAGTGGACGGCGAAATGTGGAAATCAGACGTGGGTCTTCACGGGGATGAACAACCGTGAGGATTACCAGAAGATCAAATCGCTCACCGACGTCAATTTCATTTGGGCGAACGAACTCACAGAGCTCCGAGAGGACGACTACCGGGAGCTTGGCCTGCGGCTGCGCGGGGCCCGGTCCAAACACCCGCTCGGCTTTCGTCAGATGGTCGGCGACTTCAACCCCATCGGGAAAACCTCCTGGATTTATGAGCGGTTCTGGCAGCGACTCCCCAGGGCCGCCGAAAAGATCCGCGTCACCGCGCTCGACAACCCCTGGGCAGAGCCGGAGTACATCGCCAAGCTCAAGGCCTCGGCAGCCGACGACCCGAATTTCTACAACATCTATTTCCTCGGGGAATGGGGCGAGCTCCAGGGGGTCATTTTCAACTGGGACGACGTTGACGCTCCGCCGGCGAATCCCGACAGCGTGTTCTTCGGCGGAGACTTCGGGTATTCGGTTGACCCCGCCGCCGTGGTCAAGATTTATCGCAAGGCGCGGGAGTACTGGCTTGAAGAGATCCTTTACCGGACCGGACTGACAAACCAGGACATGGCCCGGGCCCTGAAGAGCGACCCGCGCTTCAACCCGCAGGCCCCCTCCTACTGGGATTCGGCCGAACCCAAATCGATTGAGGAGCTTTTCCGAGAGGGCATCAATGCGCAGCCCGCGACAAAGGGGCCGGATTCTGTTCGGGCTGGTATCGACTATATGGCCAGCGTGAAGATTCACGTTATTTCCGGCTCTCCAAATATCGCCAAAGAGGCGAAGTCCTACGTCCGCAAGAAAGACAAGAACGGGTACAACCTCCCCGAACCGATTGAGTTTAATGACCACGCCATGAGCGCGGCCCGCTATGGAATTTACAGCGACGCTCTTGCCGTCGAACCCCGCATCAGGAGCCTTTAACATGAAACGAATTCTTCTCTCCACCGCGATCGTTCTTTTTCTTGCCACCGCTATCGGATGGGCGACGGTCGTCACCAAGACCGCCGACTATTCGCTGGACGGATCCGAGAACGGCTACGTCATCGTCGTCAATTCTGCTTCGAACCTGACGATGAAGCTGCCGGCCCTGTCTACTCCGGACATTGGATTCGCCGTGACGTTCATCAAGGCCGGAGCCGGCAACCTGACCATCCAGGCGCCGGCGGGCGTAACTATCGCGGACGGAGCCGCCGCCGGAACCCTGGTGAATAGCACGGCCGCGGAAACCTATGCGAGTGTCGAACTCGTTTATGTGGTTGCTGGCAAATGGAAAATCCTGACCGCGCATGGAACATGGGCGACGTCGGCGTCGACGTGGAAGTTTGGGATTCCGGGCCCGATAAGCGCGGTGAACGGCGGAACGGGACAATCGTCCTATACCGTTGGCGATATTCTGCACGCGACCTCTACCACGGAGCTTTCAAAGCTTGGGATCGGAGCGTCGGGAACATATTTGAAAGGCGGGGCGGCTCCCTCCTGGGGGTCCATTGCGGACGGTGACCTGCCCGCGACGATCAAAGGGCTGACCCTGGCTCCCGCGGCCACCGGCTTTACGATCGCGGGGGGAACGACCTCCAAAACGTTCACGATGGACACCGACGTCACGGCTTCCGCGCTGGCCCCCCTTGCCTCTCCCGCATTCACGGGAACGGTCACCCTGCCGACGGGATTATCGGGCTTCGTCCAGGCGACGGCTGGCGTAGTGTCTGCCGCCGCGATCGCCGACGGGGATCTTCCTTCGGCGCTGACCGGGAAAACCTACAACGCCCTGACCCCGACCGCTGCCGCTATCGGATTCACCCTGGCCGGCGGAACGACCAGCAAGACCCTCACTCTTGATGAAGATTTTACCGCGTCCTCAAATACGACCGTCCTTGCCGCCAAGGCCCCGGGCGTTGTCGTTGGGGAAGACGCCGACTCAGATACAGACGACGTCCTGACTACGACCTGGACGGGCGGATATGGAATCCTGATCGTCCGTGAGTCCACGGGAACGGAGGCGGAGTTCTACTGGTGCGTCAACGCCACCCTGACCGCCCAGACCTCAGAGGCGACTTTCAGCACCACCAAGGACAACGCCTCGACCTACAACGCCTATTTCGAGGGCGGCGTCCTGAAGGTCCAGAACAAAGTCGGCGACAACAAAAACATCAAGGTCGTCTTCGTCGGGATCGGCCTGTAGGAAAGCGACTGTTAAGGATAGGGTTATGAATATCATCGACCGGGCGCGATTCCTTATGTTTGGGGATCTCCCGCTCCGGAAAGCCCGGGCGACCGCAACGGCCGATCCCCTGGTCCGGGCTATTCTCACCGGCCTCGGAAAACAAGCCGTGTGGTCGAGCCAGGACTTTACCACGCTTTCCAAAGAGGGTTACGAGAAGTGCATGGCCGTCTACGCGTGTGTGACGAAAATCGCGGCCGCGGCGGCGGGGATTCAATTCCGGCTTACCGACGGCGCGGACAAGGAGATTGACGACCATCCGCTTCTGGATCTCCTATGGCGGCCAAACGAATACGAGGGACAGCGCGCATGGATGCGGCGGCGATTCTCGCAGCTGCTGCTTCACGGCAACTCTTACGTTCAAGCGGTGCGCCCGGTGTCGTCCATGCCGCCGGCGGCCCTGTTTCTCCCGATGCCCCAGCGCATGCGCGTAGTGCCTGGTTCTGGGGGCGTGTTGGTCGGCGGGTACGAGTACGAGGTCAGGGGGCAGAAGACGCCGCTGGACCCGAGGCTTGTCCTGCACTCGAAACTATTCCATCCGACGGACGACTGGTACGGGCTCTCCCCGCTGACCGTTGCCTCCCGCGGCGTCGATGTGTCGAACATGGCCGCCGAGTGGAACATGCGGCTGCTGCAAAACGATATGCGGCCGCCGGGTGTTTTGGCAACCGAGCTGCAACTGGGAGACGCACAATACCAGCGGCTGAGGGCCAGCGTCAAGGAGCAGTACCAGGGTTACGAGAACGCCGGAGAGCCGCTGTTGCTCGAGGGCGGGTTGTCATGGCAACAGATGAGCATCTCCCCAAAGGAGTT